TCTGCAACCGAAGCACGTCTGAAGAACTTGAGAACTTTTTGGCTAAATATCTGAGGAGCAAAATTACCTGACGGTAAATTATTGTACCCAGAAGCGGAATCGAAAGCCATTTTCTCTCTCCTTTTTTTGAGGTTTAGCTGTTCATGTTAATTCGCCCTTCTTGCCGTGCTAGATCGATTTCGGCTTCCACCTTTTCGAACTCCCACGGTTTAAGTCTGGCGATTTCTGAACCCTTCCAAACTTTTTTGTTTGCATTTGCATTAGTAGTAATCTCTTTTGCTTTAGTAGATTTTACTGCTTCTGCCGCACTCTTTGTAGTTCGTTTTGGTTCTTTTTGCATACCAACATCGGCTTTGTATAGATCTAATACTCTACTTGCCCACTTTGCGTCTTTGTTGTTCTTGTATATGCCATCAGATATTGATTCGGGTTGTTCATCTAACCACTGTAAGAACTTTTCGTCAGTCTTGATTTCTTGAAAATCAGGATGAACTCTGAGAAGTTCTTTGTAAGCGTTTTGAACAATTAAATCTTCTTCTCGCTTTTTAAGAGAGTTAATCTCACCACGTAGATCTCCTGCTCTTTGTTCTGCTTGCATAGATGCAACAGACTCAACAACTTTATAGACATCTGGATACTTTTGTTTAAACTCCATAACTTCTTCTGGAGTCGTTGGTACTTGTACGCCAGTATCCGAAACTTTATTAGCAACTTCTAGAACTTCACGCTCCTTCTTCCACTCTTCCAGTTTCTTGTCATAATGTCTTTTAAGATCATCATAACGTTTTTTGTAGACAGTTCCATCTTCTTCTTTTGTATTCACAAAACTATCACTGTTTGGAGTGGCTTCTTCTAAAGTGTCCGTTTCAGCTTGTCTTGCTTCTTGCTCTGTTTGTTGTTCCTCGTCGTCATCCTTGTAAACATCTTCTCGATACTTACCACGATAAAGATTAGGTTCGTTTATAGTGCCAAAAGAATCATTTGGTTTATTAGCTCTTACGCCTTTTACTTGTTTTGCCATAGTTTTTATACCTCATCTTGCAGTGCCACTGGCTGTGGGTAGCTGCTTCGGTTTGTCAGGGCCACAAATGTGGGTAGCTGACGGAATCTTTCCATTACACGCTAAGTTGTCGTGATAGAAATGATTTTTTATCAGGGTCTTCCTGAATTTCTTTAGGTCGTGACGGAGGTGGTTGTTTTGTTTTTGTTTGTTTTGTATTCAACCACGTCAGTGCATTCTTCGCCCTTACATACTCTGGACTGTTTTTATTCTTTATTTTATCTAACAATCCTGACTGTAAGGCATTGCTAATACTTCTTGTGTTATTGTAAACATCTTTGAATGTTCCGTATCTTGCTTTGTCTTTTTCATTCGCTCCAAAAGCACCTAGATGATACACTGAGTATAAAACAGCTTTGTCAACTGGATTTACATTCTTGTACATAGGAAAATTTTCTTCAAATTTATTGTACTTTGTATTTAATACAATCTTGTTAACTTCATCAAGCTCTTCATCAGTAAGCATAAAGTCAGGATTTTTTTCAACTTGTTTTCCTATTTTACCAGAATAAGGAAGTAACTTTTCTAATAGTGGCTTTGAAAAATTAAAATTACGTAAATCTGATTCACTATGTCTACCTATATCAAATCCTATTCCTACAGTAAAACCACTATTATTTGACGGAACATTACCTTTTCTAGGATCAACTCTAGGATCAATCTCTAAAAGATTTAGTAGATCGTAAGCTTCTGCTCTATCTTTTGGTAGATTAAGATTAACTTTTCTTTCACCTATAAGATTTCTAAAGTTATCATATTTCTTTACATCAGCAGGTCTTGTTTCTACGCCTTGTATTTTTTGTGAACTTAAATCTTTAGGTTTTGATGTGGGCAATGCCTGTTTTTCTTCAGGGGATAAAAATCCTTTTATCTTACCTCCCAGTTCGTCAATTACAAATCTTCCTAAGTCTTGTAGAAAGTTACCTTCATCTTCACCCATGATGTTGGATCTATCTTCAACAATATCACCTTTTGCTTTTCTTATGAACCCACCACGATTTGCTTGTTTTTGTGATTCTTGTTGTCTACGTTCAACTTCACGTTTACCACGATTATTTATTTTTTCTAACTTGTCGTAGCCTATTTCTTCTGCTATGACTTTAGGTACATAGACTTCATTTCTTGAAACTGCGAGTTGTACACTACTCTTTATTGGTATTTTAGGGTTTCCGTACTGAATGTCAACCCCTTGTTCTCTTAAACTTTCAATAGCATCGAGAATCATCTTTACGATATCTTGTCTACCTGCAAATTCAGCAGCAGGTGCATTGATTATAAAATCACCTTCCTCTGCTTCCATTGGTATATCATCAGCTATAGTCTGCTGATCACTAGCGTTTTGCTGTGGAGCAATAAATCCTGCTCCCTGTACTATCGTTGATACAGGTTTTACAGTTGTGCCACCTTCTTGCTTTCCTATACGCCCACCTTTTGCTGTGGCAAATCCCCCACCACCACCAAATCCAGTATCGCCCATAGAGCTAGGGTCAGCACCGTCATCGTCATTATTATTATCATCTCCTACATTTGACATGTACTCTTGAATTGTCGATGGTAATGTAGCTTCTTCTATTTGATATGTGGTAGCATCAGTTTGCTCTTCAACATCACCGCCATAAAGTTCTTCAAAACTAGGTAGATATTCTTTTTCAACATTGGATGTTGATGTTGTTCCAAATACGGGTTCAACAGGAGGGTCTAAATCAAAATAATCATCACCATATATATTTGATACTGGATTACCTATCTCTGTCAGATAGCTTGTTGTATCAGGGGTAGATGATATTTCTCCTGAATTTATTTTGTCCAATAAGCTTTGTGCTTGACTAGCACTTAAATCTTGTGCTTGTACTATGTCTGCTCTGCCACCAGTATATCCTATTCCACCAGTTCCTGTTGTTATCATTTCGCCCATACCAGTAGCAAAACCACCAGTGCCAGTTTTGTATGTTAAATTACCTTGAGAATCAACGGCAACTCCAGTTACCGCTCCTGTTCTACCAAAACCTAAATCAACTTCACCGCTGTTAGGATCAAATAATCCCATTCTTTCTTGACCTGAACCAACTACACGACTAGGGTCGTAGTCTTCTCCTGCAGGTATGTTTCGTTCCATCACGTATGGACTTACTAGACGACCTTGAGATACTTCTCGTATAACTTCTTGTATGCTTGGGTATTCTCTACCATTAAATATAACAGGTCCAGTTACATCAGCTTCAGCATATGTTCCCACTCCTACTGCATCTAATCCTAATGCTGTGCCTAAAACGTTTTCAGTCAAAGGAGAAGTTGTTAGATCAATAACTCTTCCTGTAGACTTTTCCTGTACTTGAACTGCTCCATACAAAGGTTGTCCGACTGCTGCTCTTTCAACGTCTGACCTTTGTCGTTCAACAAACTTTTCCCCCATTTTATTTGCAATACTACCGAGTCCGGGAATAGGACTAAATAAAGTTGCTGAGTCTAAAACACCTGCTACTCCGGGTACTTTTGTAGCAACCGTCTTACCTGACACAGGACTTACATCAGTAATAACTTGAGAAGGTCCAGTCACGAATACTTCGTAAAGTCTGTCACCTACTCTATCTAAATAACTTTTTTGCTCTTCTCCTTGAGCATTCACAGTTGAGCTTGTCTCTATTGTGTCAACGCCGTATGCAGCTTGTCTAAGTTCTATAGCTTCTATCAAATCAGCTTCACTTAAATCATAATCAAAAGTTGTGGCATCTTTACCACCAACGTTAGTAAGAAAGTCTGACCCACTTGCCAATGTAGCTCCAGATGCACTTGTACTTTCTGAAGTTCCCTGTGAAGCTGCTCCTGCTCCTGTACCTGTAGTTATGTATTGTCGTTGTCCTAGTGGGTCTACATTAGTAACTACATTTCTTACTTCATTATTTATAGAAGGGGGAACACTGTAAGTTCTTCCGCCCTCTTGTATCACAACTGACCCATCGGGTAAAACAACAGGTCGTGCGTCAGGTGGCAACCTACTAAGAAACTCTTCAGCAGTTTCTGCTCTTCTAAACAGATCTATTTCAGATTCTTTTACTGGTAGGTTTCTTAGTACCATTACTTATCCTTGTTGTTCTGGAGGGAGAGGATTACTTCCAGTAAAGCCGCTTTCCCCTGAAACTGGCGTAGCTCCGACTCCGATGTCGCCTGCACCAACCCCCTGTACACTACCGTCTGTTGGTGTTTGACCCATTCCTCCAGAGCCTGCCATGCTGTTGGGTTGTTGATCAGGGGTTTGAGCCTGTTGTAATTCATTTAAACCTCTTAATATTTCAGCAAATACTTTTGCTTGGTTTTCATCATTCACGAGACTGTCTGGATCTATGTCCTGTGCTATTGCTAACTCTCTTATAAGATTAGGTATCTTGATAAAAGGTGCAAGCATAGGATTAGCTGTTGTTTGCAACAAAGCTGTAAGACGTTGACTACGTACTTCCTTTTGCATAACTGCTGCAGTGCCACGTGGTTTGATTTCTAAATCCCCTACTATATCAGGTGAATTGTCATTAAACTGCATATTCCACTGAAAGTATGCTTCTCCTAAAGGTTTGAGAAGATAATCGTCTATGTTTTTTATTACTGTTTTCATGGATAGATTAGCACCACCCATAAGCATTGATAATCCTGCAGCTGTTCTACCCGTACCACTTACGCCTGTTTGTCCGTGCATTATGGAAGGTATACCTGTTTCTTCATCCGCAAGTTGTCTTGAAAGCTGATACATCTGAATGTTTTCGGGTGCAGTGTTCGGAAACTTAAGTCCGTTCACAGCAGTGCCTGTAACACCTGACTGTCTTCTGAATATCTTTCCGGGGAATATGTCCATGTTTTGACCGGGAACTAAACTTGCTTCATCTACATCAAATACAAGATTACCTGCTAATGCTAAGTTATCTATCGCCATTCTCATGTGACCATTCATAAGTAACTGTGCATCTTCCATATTCTCTGGAACACCAGTTCCAAATATCTGATAAGGATTTATCTCGTATGGAACAACATGAAATGGTATCCTTGCAGGTGTAAATGGATTAAGAACAAATCGTATAACTTCATTACCACACACCCAAACATTTACCTGAAGCTGATCCATGCTATTCATGTCTTGATCTACAATACCACCCGCACCATCGATAAATGATTTATCCATGATACCCCAGTATTCTAAGACTTCAAATCTGTTTCTGTTGTAGTTTGGCTCAGTTTCATCGTCACGTATAGTATCTTCGTAGTACTTGTCTTCGTAGTTAGGTCCTAGTGCTATTACGTTGTCTATTGCTTCGATGTTGAAATATGGGTAATTTGCTAAATTACGTAACTGCTGTCTGTTCATTCGGTGTCTTTGAATTACGTACTCACAGTCCTCTGATTTTATAGCTGATGGATCTGGAAAAAAATCCCAACACGATACGGCTTCTATTTCAGGACATATCATTTCAGTAGGGGTGTATATTCTTTCTCCCATTTCGTTTCTAGTCCATCTATGTATCCGTTTATTCTTCAACATAGGGCCTTTAATGACACCAGTTCCTAAAAGTATTTGCTCAAATAGTGCTGTGCGTAATACGTTTACTGCACCTGTGTCAGTAAGCTGATCGTGTATTTCTTTTTCCATATTCAACGCTGCTTCTTGAGCAGGATTGATTTGTGGTTCACCTATTCTTGCAGGACCTTCTGCTAATGGTGTTCCCTCGTACTTATCTTGTAAACCACCCAAAAAGTCCATAGATCCGGGTTGAACTGGTCTGCCATCTCCGGGGAATCCATACGGATCTAAAGGTTGTTCTGCTTGATCTAACGGGGTTTCCATGTGAGCAAACTCTGCTATACCTTCAGGAACAGGAGTGGGTTCTACGACAATAGGGAACTTTTTATTTGCAAAAAGAATATCTGTTATCTGACCAAACGCTGCAAGAACTTTTGTTTTGGTTATTCGTAAAAATACTTTCGAACGTTCTGAGTCTCTGTATTGCGTTGTTGAATCGTAAATACCTTTGAAATTTTTGTAAGCTTTTAGCCAACGTTGTTCGTGGGTATATCTACCATTCTCC